AAAAGCCAAACCCGACTTTTTAGATATAGACAAAGATGGCGACAAAAAAGAGCCTATGAAAAAGGCTGTCAAGGATAAAGAAGACAGCGGCGATTCTGATGATAAAGACGGCAAAATGACCGATAAACAAAAGAAATATTTTGGTAAAAAAGACGAAAGTGTAGAAGAAGGTAAATCTCCTCACAAAAAAGGTTCTCAAAAATACAAAGATCAAATGGCTGCAAAGCACGCTTCAATGAACGAAGAAGATTCAGAGATCGATGGTAACATGGACATGGAGCCTGAAATGGATGATCAACAAGATGCAGATCCGGAACATGTTATCGATATGTACGACGAAGCAGACATGGCAGTAGGTCAGCTAGAATTTATTAAATATGCCGCTGAGGAAATCAGAGGCCACTTTAAAATGGGGTTTGATATGGAAGAATGGTTCCAAAACAAACTCTCACGTGTTCACGGTACAATGATGAGTCTTCACGCATACATCGAGGGCGAAGAAGGCAAGGCAGGCATGAACGAAAGTGCTTACAAAGATAAAAATACCAAGAAGGCAATGAAAAATAAGACTGCGGAAGAGCAGTCGGTCGACGAAGCTGGCAAACTCAAAGGCGGCGCTGACGATCCTTGCTGGAAAGGCTACAAAATGGTAGGCATGAAAAAGAAAGGTGGTAAGGAAGTTCCTAACTGTGTGCCAAGAGAGAGTCTAGGCGAAAATACATCTTTCGAAGACTTGGTAAAACTGTTTAAAGAAAGCGGCGGGCAACAGAAAATTTATGCAACAGACGAACCATTATTTAAATGGGCAGCTCGCGTATCAGAAAACAAGTTTGGCAGGACCAATAAAGCAGAACTGTTCGCAGGATTAGTTTATGAACGCAACGGCGGTGATTTTGAGATAGCCGATGTGCTCAATGAAGCTAGCACGGAGCAGCCAACTAACGAAATTACTTATAGAGGATACAGGCGTCCTTCTAGAAGCAGTTTTGATATAGGTCGCACAGGGTACGGGCCGGGCGATGATCTAGGTGCTGCGGACAAGAGAGACTTCAAGCGCAGAGAGATGGAAGCCGAATTGGGTGACGAGCCAGCTAACAATTATGCTGTGACAATTGACGGCAAACGTTGGAAAGTGTTCAGCTCAGAAAGAGCAGCACAGAAAGCAGCTAACACTATCAAGTCTAAATACGGCAAGGATGCACAGGTCTTTCAAACTGGTTCTCCTGCTACAAACTAAAATAATAACTAGAAAAGCAATTAATAGTTACTACACTTTGAAAAGCCAGTCAAAACAATTGACTGGCTTTTTTTATGGCTATATAATAATAATTTATTTACTGGCTTTTTTTATAGCTATATAATAATAATTTATTTAAGGAGAACAACAATGGCTAAGATTTACGGCCCCGAAGAAAAGGCAAAACTAGAAAGATTGATTCGCGAAGGCTCGAACGTCCTGCGAGAAGTAGAAGATTTACAGGAAGGCCTTAAAGAAACTGTAAAGGCAGTTGCGGAAGAACTGCAAATCAAACCTGCAATTATCAACAAGAGTATTAAAATTGCCCACAAAGACGAGTGGTACAAGCATCAAGAAGAGTGGGAAGAAATTGAAGGCATTTTAGGCATTACAAAAAATTTACCGGAAGACAAAGACGAATAAATATCTTCACTAGCAAGGTAGGCGAGGCCATAAACCGCAAGTCAGGTCAAGCGAGCCGGAAGTCGCAACAAGGAGAAAAAACAATATGAGCTATGTTGACGCGATCTATGATCGTGATCAAGATATGATTCGAGTCGTTGAAAGAAACGACAAGGGAGAGCGCCACTTTAAAGAATTCCCTGCACGTCATATCTTTTACTATGATGACCCCAAAGGTAAATTCCAATCAATTTTTGGTACCCCTGTAAGTCGTGTTTCATGTAAGAATATCAAAGAAATGCGCAAAGAACTTGCGATACACTCTAATCGCAAATTATATGAAAGCGATATAAATCCTATCTATAGATGTCTAGAAGACAACTATCTCAATCAAGATGCACCCAAACTAAATGTAGCGTTTTTCGATATCGAGGTGGATTTTGATCCAGAGCGCGGCTATGCTGCACCAGAAGATGCATTTATGCCGATCACTGCAATTGCTGTTCATCTGCAATGGCTAGACACGCTCGTGTGTTTGGCTATTCCTCCCAAGACACTATCTATGGAAGAAGCAGAAAAGCAAGTGGAAGACTTCCCTAATACCATGCTTTTTGAAACAGAAGCAGAACTATTGGAAACATTCTTAGATTTAATCGAAGAAGCCGACGTGTTAAGTGGGTGGAACAGCGAAGGATTTGATATTCCCTATACTGTTAACCGCGTGACCAAAGTTCTCAGCAAAGAAGACACTCGAAGGTTTTGCCTGTGGAACCAACTGCCTAAAAAGCGCGAATACGAAAAGTTTGGTAAAACTTCACAGACATATGATCTTGTGGGGCGCATACATGTCGACAGTTTAGAGCTGTACAGAAAATACAATTATGAAGAACGTCACACGTATCGACTGGACGCAATCGGCGAGCTGGAAGTAGGCGAAAAGAAAACTGTCTACGAAGGCACACTGGATCAATTATACAACAACGACTTTCGCAAGTTTATCGAATACAACAGGCAGGACACTGCACTGCTAGACAAGTTAGATAAAAAACTAAAATTTATTGATCTTGCAAACACAATTGCGCACGAAAATACTGTGCTTATTCAAACTACTATGGGTGCTGTTGCTGTAACAGAACAGGCAATTATCAATGAAGCACACCGCAGAGGCATGGTGGTGCCAAACAGAGTCAAACGCGAACCTGGCTCGGAGCCTGCGGCAGGTGCATATGTTGCATATCCAAAGAAAGGTATCCACGAATGGGTAGGATCAGTTGACATCAACTCGCTGTATCCGTCGGTGATTCGTGCACTTAATATGGGTCCTGAAACAATTGTAGGCCAGTTGCGACAGGATGGTACACAGGCCATGATTGAAGCAGAAATGGGCAAAGGAAAGAGTTTCGCCAATGCTTGGGAAGGCAAGTTTGGCAGCATGGAATATGATGCTGTTATGGCCAAGGAAGTTGGCAGAGAAGTAGCCATCGACTGGGAAAATGGCGAAAGTGACACTCTCAGTGCCGCGCAGATCTACGATCTTGTTTTTGAAAGCAACCAGCCTTGGATGTTGAGTGCCAATGGAACAATTTTTACGTATGAATTCGAAGGTGTGATACCAGGTTTGTTGGCGCGATGGTATAAAGAACGTAAAGAAATGCAGGCCAAACTAAAAGAAGTCAGAAATGCAGGTAACACAATTGAAGAAGAATACTGGGACAAACGGCAGTTGGTTAAAAAAATTAATCTAAACAGTTTGTATGGTGCAATTCTCAACCCCGGTTGCCGCTTCTTTGATAACCGAATCGGACAGAGTACCACACTCACCGGTCGCCAAATTACACGTCACATGGCGGCTAAGATTAATGAAATCATCGCGGGAGAATATGACCACGTAGGCAAAGCAATAATATACGGCGACACCGACAGTGCCTATTTTTCTGCATATACTACTCTACGCAAGGATATCGACAAGGGCAATATTCCGTGGGACGTTGATAATATAATCGAACTATACGACACAATAGGCGAAGAGGCCAACTCTACGTTTACCAAGTTCATGCAGTACGCATTTCATTGTCCTAAAAAACACGGCGATATCATCAAATCCGGTCGAGAAATTGTAGCAAAAAAAGGACTGTTCATTACAAAAAAACGCTATGCAGTGCTGGTAGTAGACAACGAAGGCAAGCGGCTTGATGTAGAAGGCAAGTCCGGTAAGATCAAACCAATGGGACTTGATCTTAAGCGTTCGGACACGCCTGTCGTAATCCAAGAATTCCTTTCAACAGTGTTACAAATGGTACTAGAAGGCTATGAAAAAGAAGAAGTGCTAGAATATATTACTGATTTTCGCACCGACTTCAAGGCCAGACCGGGTTGGGAAAAGGGCAGTCCTAAGAGAGCAAACAAAATTACAGAATACAAGGCCAAAGAAAAGAAAGCAGGCAAAGCAAACATGCCCGGGCACGTTCGAGCAAGCATCAATTGGAACACGCTTAAAAACATGCACGGAGACAAGTATTCGATGAGTATCACAGACGGTGCAAAAGTAATTGTTTGCAAACTAAAACAAAACCCCATGGCATACACGTCTGTGGCCTATCCTGTAGACGAACTAAGACTGCCAGACTGGTTTAAGGAATTGCCGTTCGATGACGCGGCAATGGAGAATTCAGTCATCGACGAAAAATTAAAAAATCTTATCGGAGAACTGGGTTGGGACATTGCGAGCACAAGATCCGATAATACTTTTAACAAATTGTTCGATTTTGAATAAAAAGTTGTTGACAAACAGCTCAAACCTAAATAAACTTGTACTACAAATGGAGAATAAATTATGCAAGACATCTTACAAGATATTGTAAGTCACACACAGAATCTCGGCTTCCTTCTTACTGTTAAAGTTGTAGGGGACGAAGACAAAACAGAAATGTTTTCAATGGCTGACGATCGATCTGTTATTATGAGCGCAGAGACGCACAATCCTTATGCGGACATGATCGGTACATTTGGCATGCCACAGCTTAACAAGCTGAAGTATTTGTTGGACGGTTCTGAGTACAAAGAAGATGCTAAGATCACAGTCACTACTGCCGAGCGCAACGGCGAAACCGTTCCTGTAGGTATTCATTTTGAAAACAAGGATGGCGATTTCAAGAACGATTACCGTTTTATGAATCAAGACATCATCAACGAAAAAATGAAGACCGTAAAGTTTCGTGGTGCGAATTGGAATGTAACTGTTGTTCCTAGTCTTGCTAGCGTACAGAGATTTAACTTTCAAGCAGGTGCTAACAGCGAACATCCTACATTTATTGCCCGTACAGAAGATAGCAATTTAAAGTTCACGTTTGGCGATGCTAGCACGCACGGCGGCGAGTTTGTATTTGCAACAGACGTCGAAGGTACGCTAGATAAAGGCTGGGCTTGGCCTGTTGCACCTATTCTTGCAATTCTTAAAATTGCGGATGTCAACAATACCAAGATGAGTTTGAGTAACGACGGTGCAATTCAGATCGAGCTTGATTCAGGACTTGCAAACTACAAATATATCATTCCTGCACAAGCGGCCTAAATAATCATATGAAAAAACCAGTAGACTTAACTCCGTTACAAAAAGACTATGCTGTCTATTTGCCAGCAATAAGTAGTTTTTACTCTACATATATTGCAAAGCAGAGACAGAGCGAATTTGTACCTAAAGATCGTATCCCTGCAGGCTTTGATCGTGGCATCGAAGGCATGAACTTCCTAAACCACGAAGCAGGTTATTACACATACGATTATGCTCTGTACTCTGCAGGCCATGCTCAATTAGATCCGCAGAAAACACTAGAATCAGACATAATGATTCATGATCGAGACAAGAGTCGTTCTATGATTTTAGGCGACTCCGGCGGTTATCAGGTAGGTAAAGGCATTCTCAAATTTGATTGGCACAACTTCGAGGGTGCAGAAGCAAATGCAACTCGAAATAAAATACTCAATTGGCTAGAATTAACAGCAGACTGGTCAATGACGCTGGATGTTCCTACTTGGGCATGCGACCATATTCATGCTCCGAAGACTGGATTAAAGAATTTCGAAGACTGCCTCGAAAAAACACGTTTTAATAACCAGTATTGGTTAGAACGTAGGCAAGGCAAAACCAAATTCTTAAATGTCTTGCAGGGATCAGACTGGGACACAGCAGAACAGTGGTACGAAGGCGTAAAAGAATTTTCCGACGAAAGCGTTTGGGGCGACAAGGCCTGCGAAGGCTGGGCAATGGGCGGCGCTAACATGTGCAAAATGCCTATTACACTGCGCCGTTTGATTACTATGAAGTTTGACGGCATGTTAGAAGGCAAAGATTGGATGCACTTCTTGGGAACTGCCCAGTTAGATTGGAGTTGTTTCCTAACCAGCATTCAGCGACAGGTTCGCAAGCACTGCAACGAGAATTTTACCATTTCATTTGATTGTGCTAGTCCGTTTATTGCAACAGCACACGGACTTGTTTATACTAATGCGCAACACAATGCCAAGCGGTGGGCAGTAATCATGGACAAGGCTCCCGACAACAAGGCACTGGCAGAACGTCATGACATTCCGTTTCCGTTTGAAAGTGAAATTGGTAGGCGATTGAGCATTGCTGACGTCTGCCACTATGCGCCTGGCATGCTCAACAAGATTGGCAAAGAAGGCAAAACATCATGGGACAGTTTTGCATATGCACTGATGATGTCGCACAATGTATACTGTCATATCGTAGCAGTGCAACGTGCTAACAATCTCATGGACATCGAGCGTGCAAAGGCACAGCCCGACTGGAGACACTGGAAAAAGGTCAAACAAGCCGATAAGAGCGACGAGTATTCCGAATGGGTGCCGCGCAATATTTTATACTTCGATCGTTTTGTAGAAGAACTGTTTGAGTGCGAGACAAAACAAGCGGCGTTTGACATGATCAAGCAGGCCGATAGTTTCTTAAAAGATCTAGAAGGTGCTAGACTACGCGGCGGTATTACAAACGAATTCAATCGCATGTTTGTGGAAGTAGATGACGAAGGCGACGAAATTCAACCGTGGACTGATGACAGGGAAGACGACGAACTCGACAAACTCGAAGGAGAGTTAAAGGAGAATGAATGAAGTCTGATCAAAGATTAAAATTTCTACAAGAATCGCACGCATATCTCGACAAACAAATAGCAGAAGTTTATAGGTCTAGATCTTTTGAAGATTTAGAACTGGTAAAACTCAAGAAAGAAAAATTAAGGCTGAAAGATGCAATTAGACACTTACAACACTCAACCGAGCGCGTCGATTAGGATCACACGACAGGATTTTGATCGATTACAAGAGCTTGTTAATGGGTTTAAGCAAATAGACGAAATTGAATGTACGCAGGAACAAAACAGCGTTCGATTTAAATTTTTCCTAGATGGTTATGAAATAAGTTTTAAGAGGACGCACAATGAATAGAGATTATGCTTCGGGGCAGTCGAACAAGGTTGTGTTTTTCCGCGGCGTTGAAGTCGAACACACTCCTGCATATGGTATGGAAACACTTTTTGTAACAGGCGTACAGGATGCTACAGAAATAGAAAAGCATTTAGAGGCGTGCAAGCATGTTTTCTTCGGTGCGAATCACAGTTTCAATCCAACCGAACCTGCACACTACGAGCCGTGGGAAACAATGATTGAACACTTTTTACGCAAGGATATACTATGCACCTTAGATATCCCACTAAGCATAGCAGAAGAATTTTTAGAGGGACCTCTCGTAGAATATGACAACTTTATTCCTCAGATTAGAGTTGCTATTCCCTATATAAAACAGTATAATTATAACACTATGATTAAAATTGACGACAAAGATTTTCAAGCAACCAATCCCGGTGTTTGGTGTCATAGATTACACGATCTTATGAACAGCGATGTGTTTACGCCATGGCACGAGTATAAAAATGATGAGGTTATCAAGTGACAACTGTTAAGCAAGACGTTCGCCCAAAAAAAATGATCTGGGTAACATTTCAAAAAGAAGGCATTCACAAATATCCAGCGGCACTGACCGATCCAAAACTCGCAACAGGCGGCTGGGATGATGTAAGTTTTCTCGGCTATCCGCACAGGCATATTTTTAAGTTTAAAGTTTGGATTGAAGTGTTTACCGACGACCGTGATATTGAATTTATTCAGTTTAAACGCTGGCTAGAACGTCTTTACAGTGGCCAGGACGGTGATGTGTTAGCACTAGACTATAAGAGTTGTGAAATGATTTCAGATGAACTTCATGAAATTATTTCGAACAAATATCCCAGCCGAGAGGTTTGGATTGAAGTCTCCGAAGACGGAGAAAATGGATCTTTCATCAAATATTAATAAAGGAAAAGAGATGAAGAAAGAAGTTTTTAAAATTTTTAACGACCTCGAAGAGTATCACGATTTTTGTCGCTTCGAATTGCGTGAGTTTGATCCCGCTCACTTGTATCGCAAAAGCAACAGAAACTATAGAGCATTTTTGGCGTACAAAAATGCAAAACGCAACGGCCGAGGACGTAATTTTAATAAACACAATCACAATAGAAGATAATGACAGTATATATTGTTGACATAGAAGCCGTAGAGACACGCTACACAGGACAGTGGAAGACACACGTGCCTCGCTTGCTAGGAAAGCGAGGATTTGATGTCTGTGTTGTTGAAGGTGCCAAGGACATTCCTCCTGCAACAACGCCTGGAGCGTTTTTAAACTTTGGCGGTACAAATGTATACAAAGCATCGCAAGTTGAACAGATCAGCAGAATGTTTTGTGACGGTAAAATCAAAGGAGGGGATCATTTTCTATTCACAGATGCATGGCATCCGGGAATTATCAACCTCAAATATATGAGTGAGCTGCTGAATGTTCCTGTTACTATACACGCACTTTGGCATGCAGGCAGTTATGACGAACAAGACTTTCTAGGTAGATTGATTGGCGACGCGCCTTGGGTAAGACATGCTGAAAAAAGCATGTACTATGCAATCGATCACAATTACTTTGCTACTGACTTTCATGCAAAACTATTCCATAGAGAACTGTTAAACAACGGATATCCTACAGAGAATCCTTGGTTTGAAGAGGATGTGGAAGAACTGTACGACGATGGTAAAATTGTTCGCTCGGGCTGGCCCATGGAGTATTTAGAAGACACTCTTACGCCTTATAAACACATGGACAAGCGAGATCTTATCTTGTTCCCTCATCGTATTGCTCCTGAGAAACAGCCAGAAATATTTAACGATCTCAAACAAGCATTACCTCAATACGAGTTTGCAGTATGCCAAAGCTATGATTTAACCAAGAACGAGTATCATAACATGCTAGGCGAAGCAAAACTTGTTTTTAGTGCTAATTTACAAGAAACACTCGGTATTAGTTGGTATGAGGGTGCACTTGTAGGCGCACTGCCGATGGTCCCTAATCGATTAAGCTATAGCGAAATGGCCGAGACTGAATTTTTATATCCCAGCGAGTGGACTACAAATTTTGCAAATTATATAGCACATAAAGAACAAATTTGTAATCAAATAGTTGATTACATGGAAAACTATAACAGCTATCTGCCTGCACTAAACAAACAGGTTTTTAGACTTAAAGATAACTTTTTTAGCAGTGATGCCTTGATAAAAAACTTAAAAGGGAAGAAATATTCATGTTAAAAATTATTATCTATTGCAATTTTAAAAAGTATTGTATATAATACTAAATATGATGAGACATCCTCGTCTATAACTCGGAGAAACAATGAAAAAATACGAAGAAATTATTCAGCGTTGCAAAAGCGCCGACAAGCGTTACTGGGCCGGAGACAATATCTCCCGCTTGCTACAAAAAGGTGAGAAAGAACAGCTCATCGAAGAAGCTACAGAAGCATTTGAAACTGTTCTCGACACACTGATTATCGACCGTCACAACGACCCCAACAGTAAAGGCACTGCGCGCCGTTTGGCCAAAATGTATTTCAATGAAATAATGGCAGGACGGTATGAACACTGTCCTGATGCAACTGCATTTCCCAACAACACCACAGACGAGCCGTATGATGGCATGTTGGTTGTTAGATCGGAGCTCAAAAGCATGTGCAGTCACCATCATCAGCCGGTAAGTGGTGTCGCTTATATAGGCATTCTTGCCGCTGATACTCTAATAGGTCTAAGCAAATACACCCGTATTGCACAATGGTGTGCTCGTCGAGGTACCCTACAGGAAGAGCTTGCTATGGAGATTGCTCGACAGATTATGCAGAACACTGGATCTAATGACGTAGGAGTTTACATCCAAGCTACGCACGGCTGTTGCGAAAACAGAGGAATTTCTGCGCACAGCAGTCTCACGCAAACAACAGTGTTAAAAGGCGCGTTTAAAGAGGACTCTGCTACTAAAAAAGAGTTTATGGATAATATCAAATTACAGCAAGAATTTGCTCCTAGATAACTGTAACACAATGTAAAGGAACGCAGAGGATAGTAAAATGTTTAAATTATTTTTAAAACTGCTTGATCGACTCGATAGAAAAAGAGTTATTACTGATAGAACAGGAAAGATCCCCTATCTTGTTAGATACTATTTGTTTCTCAAAGACAGGAAAAAGTTTCCCGTTAATGTAACTCTTCACAAAGTTTTAGTTAGTGACGAGCCTACACTACACGATCATCCATGGGGATATGCTACATTTATTTTGAAAGGCGGTTATTACGAACACACACCAGAAGGACGTTTTTGGAGAGGACCGGGACATTTTAGAATTCGCAGGCCCGACGATCTTCATTGGTTAGAGCTGCCTAGAAATACGGAAGGTAATGAAATTCCCTGTTGGAGTTTGTTTTTTATGGGGGAAAAGAAGCAGGATTGGGGATTCCTCAAAAACGGGGAATGGGTTCACAACGAAGTATATCTCAAGGAAAAATACAATGGTTAAGAAACACTATTACTCATGGCACGACATAGAAAACATGTGTGTAAATATTATTACTCAAATGTATGCCGATAACTGGCGGCCGGATTATATTGTCGGAATTACACGCGGCGGCAATGTTCCTGCTATAATTATATCTCATATGACTGGGATACGTTGCGAATCTTTGAAAATCAGCTTGCGTGACGGCGGTGGCGGAAGCGAAACCAACTGTTGGATGGCAGATGATGCTTTTGGATACGAATTCGACGAAGTCAACACTGAAAGTCGTACGGTTGATCCTAAAAAGATCTTAGTTGTAGACGACATAAACGACACAGGCGAAACTTTTAATTGGCTGATGCAAGATTGGGAATCGTCATGCAGACCGCAGGACGAACGCTGGCAATCAATTTGGGGTGACTCGGTAAGATTTGCAGTGCTTACGGAGAACCTATCTAGTCGTTTTGATCACGTGAATTACAGTGTGCACGAAGTCAACAAGGCGGAAGAAGATGTCTGGCTTTGCTATCCCTGGGAGGTGGTGGGGAAATGAACAAATATGCAATTAGAATTCCCTTTGACGGCGACTACATTTTAGTTACCGAGGGAAACTGGAATGACATTAAAGTTCGTACGTTTGATACCGAAGAAGAAGCAGAAGATCATGCCCGAATTTGGGGGGCTTCCGCAGAAGTTGTTGAGATTACCGAAGACAAGAACGACGATGAACGTTAAAGACACGCCGTGGTCAGATCCTCTGTGGGAAACCGATAGTTTTTTTGTATTTAAAGACGGGTTTCCCGTAACCAAAGGACATTTACTTTTTGTACCAAAACACGACACGCCCTTGAGTATTTCGTCATGCTTGTATGCTGCATATAATCACGGCGAACAAATGATCGGCATGGGAGAGTGCGAAGGGTTTAACGTAGGTATGAATGTGGGAGAATCTGCTGGTCAAACCGTTATGTATCCGCACATTCATCTTATTCCTAGACGCACGGGCGACATGCAAGACCCTAGGGGTGGTGTAAGACATGTAATTCCTGCTAAAGGAAATTACAAAATTGACAGTGCACACGAAAGGTGTTAACATACTACTATGAGTAAAATTAAAATAGCAGAGCTGTTCTACAGTATTCAAGGTGAAGGTCGCTACATGGGTGTTCCTTCTATTTTCTTACGCACATTCGGTTGTAATTTTACATGCTCAGGCTTTAACATGCCTAAAGGCGAAAAAAGTATCGAAGCAGACGAGATTGCAAAACAAGTAGACGAGTACAACAGCTACGAAGAGTTGCCTATTATTAATACAGGATGCGATTCATATGCATCTTGGCATCCAAAGTTTAAACATCTTTCGCCGCTTATGGAATCAGATGCTATTGCAGAAAAAATAGCCGAGTTGCTTCCTTTTAAACGGTGGGAGGACGAGCATCTTATTCTCACTGGCGGCGAGCCGTTGTTGGGCTGGCAAAAATCTTTTCCGGATCTGTTAGAGCATCCGAAGATGGCAGGTTTAAAAGCAATTACATTTGAGACTAACGGCACTCAGCCTTTGCATGATAATTTTAAAGATTATTTGCGCAAGTGGTTAGATGACGGGAAAGGCGAAAAAGAGATTACTTTTTCCGTAAGTGCAAAACTCAGCTGTTCAGGCGAATCTAGAGAAAAGGCCATCAAGCCAGAGGTTGTATGTGAGTATGAGGACTTTGGCCCAACATTCCTCAAGTTTGTAGTTGCAACACAAGAAGATGCAGAAGAAGCACTAGAAACTACTGATATATATCGTGCAGAAGGCTTTAAGGGTCATACCTATCTCATGCCTGTAGGTGGTACTGCTGATGTTTACAATCTTAACAATCGACAGGTAGCTAAATTTGCAATGGAAAATGGCTTACGATATTCAGATAGATTGCAAGTTCCGCTGTTTGAAAATGAGTGGGGTACATAATGAAGTGGTTAGAGCGCTTAACAGGCTTAGATAAAGTAAAACAAGAAGCACAAGAAAAAATTAACGAAGCAGAAGCCATGCTGGAAAAGGCAGAGGAAAAAACTCTGTCGCCAAAAGAAAAGGCAACACGAAAGAAACAGCCTTGGGTCGGAGTTATTGACACACATGTCAACCAAGAAAACGTTCGGAATGGTTTTTTTGAACTGGACTGGAACAAGTATTTTATTGATGTGCTTCGTCAACAGGGTTATGGTCTAGATGGGGACTCCGACGAGGACATTGTAGATAGATGGTTTAGAGAACTTTGTGCTAATGTTGTTGTAGACGGAGATCTTGGTGGGCAGATCGACACAGGCATGATAGACGTTGGAGCGGTAAAGAGAGATAATACATGACATACATTCTTGTAGATACAGCAAATACTTTCTTTAGAGCACGGCATGTAATAAGAGGCGATGCCGACATTAAAGTAGGTATGGCATTTCATATTACTTTAAATTCTATAAGAAAAGCGTGGCAAGACTTCGATGGCAGTCATGTAGTATTCTGTTTAGAAGGCCGCAGTTGGCGTAAAGATTACTACGAGCCTTACAAGAGAAATCGTTCAGACGCACGAGCCGCTCTTACAGAAAAAGAACAAGAAGAAGATAAGATTTTTTGGGAAGCTTTCGATACCTTTAAAGATTTTATTAGCGATAAGACAAACTGTACAGTTTTACAACATAAACAATTAGAAGCAGACGACTTAATTGCAGGATGGATTCAGCAGCATCCCAACGACGATCACGTGATTATAAGCACAGACTCTGATTTTGCACAACTAATTGCATCCAATGTAAAACAGTACAACGGTGTGCAGGAAATTACAACCACACACGAAGGGTATTTTGATGCCAAGGGCGGGCCTGTCGTTGATAAAAAAACAAAAGAAGCAAAGCCGGCACCAGACCCCGACTGGCTTTTGTTTGAGAAGTGTATTAGAGGCGATACAAGCGACAATGTTTTTTCTGCTTATCCGGGTGTAAGAAAGAAAGGAAGCAAGAACAAAGTAGGACTTATTGAAGCATACGAAGATAAGAATTCAAAAGGATTTAATTGGAACAATTTAATGTTACAGCGCTGGGTTGATCATAACGGCGAAGAGCATCGTGTGCTTGACGACTATGAGAGAAATCGCAAACTTATTGATCTAACTGCTCAACCTGACAACATCAAAGAGATAATTAAAAACACCATCGACGAAGCTACAGGCAATGCAAAATCTGTAAGCCAAGTCGGTATACGTTTAATGAAATTTTGCCACGTTTGGGATCTACAAAAGATTTCCGATCAGGCACAAAGCTATGCAGAACCATTAAACGCAAAATATGGGCAGAAGGAAACAGCATGACAGATATACACGCAAAACCAGTAATTGATAAAAAATTCTGGATTGTAGAAAAAGACGGAACAAAATTAGCTACTCTTAGAAAAAACGAAGATAACAGATATGTTATGAGCAACGAGTCTGGAGTAGAAATTTTTAATAACGAAGAGAGCGTTATAGACAAGTTCGGTGAAAACTTTTTCGTAAGCAAGGTAATTGGAGAAACAGGGGAAGAACCGCAGGAAGTGCACGGCTTTCCAGCAAGCACAGCACCTCATAACTCTATGTTCGACATAAAGAGAAGATTGCCTTTGTTTACAAAAAGCAAAGATTCAAAAAGCCTGTACTGTGCAGGTTATTATTTGATTCGGTTTGACAAAGGATGGGTGAAGAGCTTTTGCCCAAAACTAATAACTGTTCAAAGGTACGATTATAGAGGACCTTTTAAAACTGATTTAGAAATGAAACAGGCTCTGTCAAATGTCTCAAGGTAATATTCCTGCAACACAACCTGCAATTGAGAAATTTATTAGACGAGTGTCTAGTGCCGATAAGTCCAATCAAAAAGAAATCCGTATGACCATACAGGAAGCAAGAGACCTAGTTCAAGATCTTGCCTTAATATCCAGTAACCTCGGAAAAGTTGTAGCACAAATTAACAACTCACTGTCCGAAATACAAAAAAGTTCAACTGAAGTAGACATTAAATTTGACGGAGGCGGTTTCTAACAAGATAAATAACTACGCACATAACTAGGATGCGTAGAAAAAATGAGTAGACCTAAACCGACAGTGATTTTAGAACACGCGAACAAAGAAAATTACAAAATAGAACAGATACTCGAAAGCGAAGCGATTTGGGCTGTTTTCTACAAAGGAAAACCGTTCAATCTAAAAAGCGGAAGTTTGCTGTCGAGCTATCCAGGACCTAAATACAAAAAAGTAAGTTTTAGCAATCCGGGACATGCAAGAAATCTAGCTAAAAAACTCAACGATTTGTTTAAAACAAACGACTTTAGTGTTTACAAACTAACCTCAGGAGAAGAGGAAAAATAAATGGATGTCAAAGATCAGCTAGTGGCTACATTTATGCAGGCTGCAGGCGATGATCATACAGACACTCGCAAAGCAAAAAAGAATAAAATAGATTGGTTTTATAATATAAGACCAGATGGTGGTTTAAGATTAACTGAATTTGGTTTTAAGTATTTAACAATTAAAGCAGAATTAAAATCTTATAAGGTAGATTTACCAAAAGACTTTTCAATAACTCCGCAGGTACTAGTATGGCTAGACAATTTTATAGAATCTCCCTACTATCTAACAAAAAAACATATTACAGTATTCAAAGAGAGTTCTGCATTTGAATTATATCTGTTTTCCGGTGACATACGCAAATACGGTTACAATAAAGCACTAGCAAAAAGATTAATCCAAGATTAATTATAGTAGCAGTTAATATAGGTAAATATTTTGGAAACGAACTTATCGCCATTGGACATTTTAAATCAAAGAAGAATGAATTTTTTACCTGTTCATTTTTCTGTAACAGAAGTACCCGAAGCACATAAAAGCGATATCAGGCTTTGGATACAGAATAGATTACATGGCAGGTATTTTTTAGGAACACGTCCTATTGTAAGTTCGAAAAACAAATTGGTAACACCTACAGTAGTAGGGTTTGAAGACAAGAAAGAATTAACATATTTTATGTTGGCATGCCCGTTTCAAAGGAGAAAATAATGGAAGAGCAAAACGTCGATACAAACGAAGTCGAAAACACCGAACAGCAGCCTGCAGAAGGTCAGCAGCCCGCAGACTTAAATATCAGCGATTTAGCCGCTCTGAAAAGCATTGTAGAAATTGCAACACAGCGCGGCGCATTTAGAGCAAACGAGCTCGAAGCTGTAGGCAAAACTTTTAACAAGCTAGAAACATTCCTACAGACTGTTTCATCAGCACAAAAGGAAGAATAATGAAAGCAATTAAACACACCGGCAAAATGAAGAACACGGGAAGCAAAGTTCTTGTAGCATTTAGAACACTTCCCGGAGAAAGCGACAAAGCATTGGTATTTAGAGTAGATACTCTACCCGATTCCTATCACGATGCTCTTATGGATATGATCGAAACTGAACAGGTGCAACAGGCATTTGAACTGGGAGAAATGTTGTTTATTAGGAGTTTTCCAGACGGTAGACCTATGTTGCAGGCGCTTCGCGCAGATGATAGGTTGAAGAAGGTATCTACTGATGATGTCCTAATGACGCCGAATCCCACTTCTGAAGTTGTGCTATCAGAGCTTAACAAAATGATTGCAGAGCAAAAGAATATAGCAGTCGATGACCTTTATACTTTTGTTAAGGGGGCGCCGAAAAAAGAAGAAGTGGAAGCTAGCAATAACACTGTTGCAACTGCGGAAACTTTACCATCCGACGAGCCAGCACCAGTTGCTGCAGACGCAGGTGAAGTTCTCGACGATGCAGCTCTTGCAAAGTCTTACCGCAGTCAGGCAGACGCTATGTACAAGGAAGCGGCTAGATTAAGAAGAGAAGCAGACGAACTAGATCCGCCTAAGAAGAAGACTACTAAAAAATCATCAAAAGAGGAAGCTTAGAGCTTCCTTTTTCGTGTGTTTCCGTAATGAATTACTTTGCTCGCATGCGAGTAGAATTTCCTCCATGGATCGACCACTATGCTGCCTATAGGAATAGTGCAGTATAATTCGTCTTTAGCTTGATTCTTTTGCCCGGTATATTCATAAGTAACTTCAGCAGAATGCGCCATTAGAAACACTCCGGGATCCCTCGGTTCGTAATCATCTCCTGTGTACGGATCTATATAGGTAGGGGTAAAGCCGTGCTCCTTACAATAGTGCCCGACTAACAGGCTATAACTCCCGTCTAAATAAGGAACTTTAGGCTTATACGCTTTGCCATGAATGTATATGGGCATGTTTTCTTCGTTGGCAATGTCAATTAAAAATTTAGCAAGATTCTCTGCTTGTGTTTCTCTCGCGCTCATAATAGCATCGAATAGATCATATCCTAGGTCCAGCTCTTGTGCCATGTATCTAAGCGCAATATTGTCTCTAGGATGACATGCTCCGCCGTCTCCCATACCAGCAGTCATATACTGTGGGCTCATAATTCGCATCTTAGACTGCGCTAGAGCGTCTGTAACGACATCTACGTTAATATTGCCCTGTTGCATAGCCACGTCTTGAATCATGTTAACAAGGCTTACTTTGGCGCTTATAAAGGTATTGTAAAATACTTTGATACACTCGCATTCGTCGTATGTACCTATAACATAACGAGGATCGTTTTCCATTATAGTATCATAAAATTGCTTCAACTGTTTTGCATCACCTGTTTCTTTACCGTCGTCGGTGCCTATCATAATCATCTCAGGATTGATCATATCCCATGCTACCGATCCCATTGCAATTAGATAAGGATTATATACAAAACGAGTGTTTGTGGCTTTAAGGACAAATTCTCTTCGAACAGTGCCGGGAAGCACTGTAGATATTAGAACCAACAATTGATCGTTGTTCATGTGTGTATTGGCTTCGGTTAATACTTCGTTGACTATATTGTAACTAAAATCCCTAGGCTCTAAATGTGCAGTAGGTGCACTTCCGTCGTAGTCTTTATCGTGAGGAGTAGGCACGGCTACAAAAACAATATCAACATCGTCGACACAATCTTTAATACTATCAACAATGTCGACTTTATCGCTTGTATACTTTTCAATGTCATATCCTTTTACAGTGTGACCTTTGTCTACTATTGCCTCTGCGCAGGGCATGCCTAATTTGCCTATTCCGATATAGCCAATATGCATCAATACCTCCAATAAATAATAGTTGTATTTAATTGGAACACGATATGAAGAGAATTTTTAACGCAATAGCAGAAAATGAATATGTAGAAGAGACTCTCGACAGTATTTTTACTGTATTGCTTAGAGAGACAACAGAGCAATCACAATTCCACTATTTAGACAAATATTCTTATATTGAAGGATTGCTTAAATATACCGATTTTACTAAAACCACTGATCTTTTCCAGTATATCAGACCCAAAATTCTCAAAAAAATAAGAAAAAGACGTTGTTTTTTTGTTTTTGATGCAAGTACCGAAGGCTTTAGCCCAATTTACGATTGGCTGTTTTTTGATTGCTTGTATTACAGTTGTGAGAAATATTCAATCGATCCCCGTCAAGTAATTTTTGTCAGTGCCAATCTAAGAGACGATCAAAATATAAAAAAATATTGTAGAGACAATAAAAAAGTACCTTTAAGAGTGTTCTGTTTCCCTAGTTTTGAGCAGGTTCTAGCAATAGATGAGAGACAAAAAGACCAAGAAATTGAAAAATTTTATGATATAGCAATCGAAAAGGCACACACTAATTATAATGGAAAAATTCTATCTAGTCTAAGTAGAACCAATAGGCATTATAGAAGCCTGTCAATTTTTCTTACATATCACAGTAAATTAAGGAATATATCTCTTTTAAGTCATAATACAATAGATATTAGAGACAAAAAAAGATGGTTACAATCATATGGTCTTGCACATTGGGACGAAGGATCGGTAGATGAATGGACAAGAGAATTACCGATGACGATTGATAGAAAAGATTTTTCTACAAATTGGGCAATAGATACACCTTATCGACATATACATGATCAAACAGTATTTCAGGTTGTAAACGAAACTCATCAAAATAACTGGAATAAAACAAGTATGTTTTTCAGTGAAAAAACATTTAGACCCGTTGCATATTTTCAACCATTTGTAATTTATGGCCAAGCAGGGTGCAATAGATGGCTATCTAAAATAGGATATCACACCTACGATCCTTGGTTCGATCTATCGTTTGACGATATCGAAGATCCTGTAAAACGTTGCCAAACAATGATAGAAATGCTAGAAGATACTGCATCGATGCTATTACAAATGGATCGAGAACAACAATTAAATTGGCGCTTCAAACAACCTGATCTACTCAAATCGAACTTTAAGACAATGGTAGAATCTCGTTACAGTAGACAAAAACTTCAAGACTTTCTAAAGAAAATTCAATATGAAAAAATATAAAAGACTTTTTACATTTGGGTGCAGTTTTACTGACTACTGGTGGCTTACATGGCCAGAAATTTTAGGCTACGAACTAGATGTTCCAGTATACAACTATGGCAGATGTGGTGCCGGCAACACTTATATTTTCAACACATTCTGCCAAGCAGATGCAAAATTTAATTTTAACGAACACGACTTAGTAGTAATCAGCTGGACCAATGTTGCTAGAGAAGACAGACACGTAAACGGAGATTGGATAACCCCAGGAAATATCTACACTCAAGATATATACGGCGCAAAGTATGTAAAAAAATGGGCAGATACGTTAGGATATTTAGTAAGAGACCTAGCCTATATACATTCTGCAACAGAAATTTTAAAAACACGCGGTGTAGATTTTTATAATTTACAGATGTGCGAACTAGTATATCAAGCCGATCAACAGTCTGCAGATTTTAACGTAGCAGATAAAGAAAATAAACATTATCAAAATTTAAAAAAACAATACAAAAAAACTATAGACACATTAAAGCCTAGTTTTATGACTGTTCTTTGGGATAATAATATTGGTAGTAACAAACACCTTTTAGATAAAAAATATTTTAATTATTTTAGCGACGGGCACCCGCTACCTCTAGAGCACTTGGCATATTTAGAAAATATTTTAAATATAGATTTTTCCAAGAACACTAACAATGTTGTTAGACAAAAACAAGAAAAATTTATTTCGATAATCAATCAAGCAGAGCAGGAATATAAAAAAAGTTTTCATTTATTCGAATTACCGCAAATTATACAAAATAGAATAACGGAAGAATGTAAGCTAAAGATAGAACTAAAACCAAATGTCTTGTAATTCAGGAAAAGTTTTGCAAAAACTTTGAGATCTTTTAGAATCAAGTTCTTTGGTAATTGCTTTAAACATTCTATGTATATTGTTGTCGTACTGGCTATTTTGTAAAAAACTAATTACACCGTTTATTTGATTTTCTACATGTTCATTATATCTAGTTTTGTTGGATTCTAATTTATCAATAATTTTTTCTTTGAGCGGTTGCGGGATAATTTGGAAAGTATAAAACGACGGGTTTTGGATGCAATATAATATTGGATAAAAGTCATCTATATCGAACAAGTTGTTTTCTAAAAGATAGTCAAAAAATTCAGGTATTGTGTATACATTAAACACACTAACTACAGAACTCAGTGAAAGAGCTACATTATCTCCTAGTGAGTTTATTTCTCTAATATTTTCTTCGATATCTTGCCATTTAGATCCGTCTCTAATATACTCTGCACGACTGCCCCAGCTATCTAGACTCCCTGAGATTACAATATTATTAATTTTATTCCAATAGTCTACAACTTTCTTGTCCTTAAATTTCAACTTGGATAGATTCGAGTTATACCTTATTTTTACATCGCGCCGATTCATTTTAACTATTTCATCTAAGATATCATAGTGTGTTTGCATCAGCAAGGGTTCGCCGCCTGCAAAATAAAAAGTATCTACATAAGGAAAATGCTGTTTTATATCTTCGTACAGTTCTGTATTTTCTTTGCCGCCCGCAAAAACATATGTTTTTGCATGATTGTTTTCTTTTGCCCAGCTTGAACTAAATGTAGGACTACAGCTTCTGCATTTAAAATTACAGATGTTGCTCCACCTCACGTCTATGTAACGCAGTTTAAACTCAGGCAGGCATCCGTTATCTTCTGTAACATCTTTGAGATACGCATACTTTTCAAAATCTCTGTTCGCTTCCTGCCTAAAACTTGCATTTCCGTTATCCTCGTTGTTATAACAACTTGTGCAAGTATCGCTGCGCTCGCCATTCAACATCTTTTTGCGCAGGTCGCGATATGCTTTTTGATTCCAAATATCTTCTATTCTATCTTGTCTAACATTACCTAGAGACAATGTGTGGTTAGCAACACAGCAGGGCAATACTTTACCGTCTGTATCCGCATACATGTGTATCCAAGGCAAAATGCAAAACGTATCGGCCATCTATGCTACCTCACAATAGTCTTGCATGAATTCTACATATTCTGGAAATGTTTCCTGAAAGTTTGTTTGCCGTCTTCTGTCGTATTCTCTAAACCAGCGGGCAAAATCTCTCCTGCCTTCTTGAATTTTTGATTCTGAGTACTTTGTTACATTCATGTATTCTACAACACGCTTGAATTTTTCATATTCGATAGTTGAAAATTTAAATTTATCGTTGTTATCAAGATTATTTCGAATGTAGGCTAGATTTTCTTTCATATATGGCATGAATTTATCTTTCGGTAATATATTCATATCATATTGCAGGGGTTCTTTTAAGTAGGGAGTGTCGAACCGGATTCTCTGCCATTGTTTTTGGTTGTCGATATTATATCGACTTCGCCACTCTAGCATTTTTTCTAACAGGCTAGTAAAATTGGCTACTGTTAGAATGTTGAATGTTATCATAAAGGTGATCGGCAGATTGGTTTTAGTAAGATATAAATCTAAATTGCGTTCCCAAAGTTCTATATCGAGACCGGTCCTTAAATATTCTGCACGATTGCCCCAGGTGTCTATCGATGTAAAAACTTTAAAATCTTTAATGCAGTTGTTCGCTATGAGATTGTTGATTTTGTCTGCTAACCGCTCTACTAATTTAGTTTTTACACCTAAATTTGTGTTTATGTTTAATTCTAATTGCGGTTGAGGATTTTTTTCTAGCTCGTCGAACAATCTCCACGTGCTTTGTTGCAATAATGGCTCCCCGCCGGTGATTCTAAGGATAGTAAGTGTTTTTATTAGTTCTGGCCACCACTCCCACCATGCGTCAACATAGGGATTTTCTTCTTCCTTGTAAACATTGAACCAGTCAATGTCGTTCCTATGATTTTTTACCATATCATAGGGTCCAAAATCTCTAATTTCTTTGTGGTAAGTGCTAGAATGCTTAGGATGGCAATAGCCACACTTGAAGTTGCACTCATTTCCGAAACTTATTTCCACGTATTGAGGATTTATATTTTGGTCCCATGAACCTTTTGTTATTTGATCGTATCTCTCTGGTGTGTAGATACTTGCGTTGCGCTCTTTTCTGTCGGAAATGTATTCTTTGCCTAAATCTTCGATATTCCAGCAATACTGGCACCCCGAAGGTCTTTCTCCCTCTAACATTTCTGCTCTTTCTAACTTCTTAAGTGGTGTATTATGGAGCGCACTGGGGTTTTCTTTGAGTTCTTCTATTGGTATCGGGTGCGGTGCAGGATGATAACAACTGTGAGTTTCACCAGTTTGTAAATAAATTGTAGTGTGATGCCACTTGGCAAGGCAGAAGCTAGGACTAACTGCGTCCATTAAAGGAATTATCTTATCAATCTGCTCTTTATTACTCATAAACTTTATCAAACTGCTGTTTTAACCAATCAAAATCATTTATAGACTCGAATCCGTCTCGATCGGTTCTGTGGGTTAAGCCGAATGCGTAACCTTGTTCGGCACCTGTTAATGCATACTGGCCAAACGGCTTGTCTGATCCTACAGTTTTCCAAATTTTTAATCTTTCTTCGGTGTCGTCGTCTACTTGATTAGGAATAATTTTACTTGATAACTTGGCACATTCTCGAAATGCTGATTTCCATGTATTAAAAGGATCAGTATTAAACTCTGTTGTGTTAGAAACAGTGTCGATATATTTAAATTTTCCGCTTATACTAGTAGTCATGTCGGTTTTTTCGGAGTCGACATCTAACGTGTAGCTTCTTGGTAACAGTTTAACACCACCATACCCGTATTTTAATCCATTTATAGGATTATTGCTTGCCCAAACATAAACAGTGTCTCTCTGAAATTGATCAGGGGAATGATCAAATCTAAAATTATCATCTATATCAGCATCGCCGTCTACTACATAAAACATTTCCGACGTAACAAGCTTTGCAGCTTCTCTATGTGCATTATGGATTCCTTTAACACCATGAATTCTGTGAGCAGCGGGCGCCTTTTGTTTTAGTTTTCTAAAGTTTTTTTCTGCATTTGGTTCATTGTAACTAATAAAGACCACTTCAAAGAATTCATCCTGCTTTTTAGGGCGGCTTATTTCTAGGTTAACTTCTTTTCGGTTAATAAAAAATTTATGTTTAAATTCAACTTTACTAGGATTTAGGTTTTTTGGGAACAAGCAAACACCGTCAAATGTTCCGCCGTTCTTAAAAATATGAACAAACATGTCGTCGTATTTGTCAGCACGATATGAATTTAAGTCAAAGTCGTAATCAATTTCTAGATTATCCCATACAACCCAAAACATCTTTGTTAGAGATTTTTTCTTCAGCTGATCAAACTCGGCATCCGGAGGCATTCTATATGCTCTTGGATAATGAATCTTAAATTCATCCCAATCTTTATTGTTCGTGCCTAGGTATATTATATCGTAGTTCATGATAGATAATAGGTTTTGCAGAGATTGATAGTTTCGTTATAGACATCTAAGGCGTATTCACTCATATCGCAATCTAAACAAGGAAAGTTTAATCCTAATCGCAATTTAATTTCTTGACCTAGAGTTTTAATAGTGTCGGTTACTTCTGATCCTGTTAATTTTGATACTTTTTCATTGTAAATCTCAGTTAATTTTTCAAAATCTCTCACATCTACATGATCCCAGTCAGTGCAATACGTCATATGTACACCCATTCTTGCACCAAGCACCGCAAATTCGCCATTTTCAACATGTGACCCGACTGTGCACCACTGTCTTAATCTGTGTAAGTTGTGCCACCACACCTCTTCTTTAATTCTATCTGGATTTACCTTTTCTCCATCGGCCAGTGTCATTTTTACACCTTCTCTAAAGCCGGCGCGCCATGCTTGAAAAGGCGTTTTATTAATATTTGTATCACTAAAAACTTGTGGAAACGCTCTATAACCGTTTTCCCAACAAAAGTCTACTTCTGCACGCTTGTTTTCTGCGGCCTCGTGTGTTTTCATGCCCAAAATAAAATCTTTTTTCCACAACTTTAACCCGCCGTTGCCGTATCTTAGCCCGTTGATGTTGTTTTGCCCGCACCAACTGTATACTTCTATATTGTTGTCTGTCATATCTAAATCGAGATTAAAAAAATCCGTTCTTACAACGTTGTCTGCATCAACTGTCAACAACCACTCTGTTTCACTTAATTCGGCGGCTGCTTTGTGGGCAGCGTCTGATCCCTTAACTCCGTGTATTCTTTTGGTCCAAGGTACTTTATCACAGAGGTCTGCGAAGTTTTCTTCCGCATTAGGTTCGTCATAACTGATAAAAACTACATCAAATTCGAGTGGTTTCATACAAAATCCATTACATATTTCTTAAAAAGTCGCCTAGTATATAAGCTGATATTGTCATGCGGCACGGTTATTTGAAACTCCATATCTCCGTTGACTAGGTCTATAATATTAAAAGAAAATTTATCAAAAATAATGTTAGGGTCGTTGTATTCTGTTACCAAAAAATCCATTTCGGTATCGCCTGACCAGTGTATCTTTCTAGACTTTGGCTGATTGGTTGATTCTAAATCTACATAATTGCCTCCCCATTGCTTGCCTAATTGTATTTTTAAGCTGCTGGTCACGGTGTTATGACACACAAAAACGTCTGCATCTTCGTGTTCGCACCATTTTTTTGATGGGATTCTGTGTAGAACGTCATCGATTTTGGTTAAACTTTGTGTTTCTACAATATCAACACCGCCGCTATCGATGTCTAGGTAACAGTTGTGTATCTTTATTTCGCCATTTAGTATTCTTTCTGCTAATTCCTCGTCAAGGTCGACGATGTTTACATCGTCATTAAAAGAAATAGACGGGCCGACTTTGACTATTTTAAAGCTGTCTGGGTCGAATCTTGCTTTGTATTGTATTTTCTCTGCTTCGGCGTTTTGAATTTCTTGTAATAAATCTACTTCTGCCATGCTTTGTGCTCCAACGTACTGATTATTTCTCTAGTCATTAGATCTTTTTCAACATAGTGCACAATATCGTTCTGTTGATAATTGCCAATTTTTAAATTTGCGTCTTTGTTGATATAGAATCCCACATGATTAGTAGATTTGTTTGCTGGCCAAGGCCAATTTTGCACCATGGGCTTAAAATGAACTACTCTAGGAAACGCAAGATCGTAGGCAATATCGTCTTCGATCCCTAGAATCTTTGCTGACAGTGCAAATGCTTCGTCGGTCCCTATGACTTTGGGTTTGTGTTTGCTTAGGAATAAATTTGAAAAAGCATCGCTGTCTTTTAAAATTTCTCTCTGTAGGTTAAAAAAATCTCTGCAGAGGTCACTGTTCTTAACAAAAAATGTGTAAAAGGAATAAAGATTAGGCAAATCGTTTGCTGTGAATGTTTTTCTGTAATAGTCATCTTGAATCTGTTCTCCCCTATACGTATACGCACAAGAAGGAATATACAATTCACAGTTGTCTAAGAAATAGTCGATCCAATGACTGTAATCTCTCAAAAAAATCATATCAGCATCGAGACACACTGTTGCATCCCACGGCGAGTATAGATCCATATTGGATCTTCCGTCCCAGCCTTCGGGCAGTGATTCTATAATCACTGTATCGAACACCCATGAACTTTCTATATTATCTAAAAGGCCGCCATCTTCTAAAACAAGTGCTACCTTGTCGTATCCGTGCTTTTGGGTAGTTTTTATACTCAAGGCAAGTGCATATGCAAGATTGATGTAATCCATATCATCGTGCTGTTTGCAAACTATTAAATATCCAAAATTCATATGCTGTCTAACAGTGCCTCGTAATTTCTTGTTATGCTCTTTTTATTCATAACGTGGACGTCTCTCTCTGCTAGAGAAGTTACATAATATTTTCCGGTTAAGTCTTTGTCAATTAAAAAACACAATCTGTCGTTGTTAACATGTGAAAGACAGTCTTTGTCTAGTGTTGTAAGCACGTCTGGTAAAAAATAATCAGTTGATTCCTCAAAACCGTCGGCAATATGTTTAGCAACACTAAAAGCAATGTCGTTGCGATATTGAAGACTGTCAAACCTATATAAACTAGCAAATGTAGTATAATTTTCTCTAATAGTTTCAACCAAATCAAATATTAATTTAGATTCTAGATCTTTTTTAAACATTACAGTAGTAGCCCAAAGCATTTTGGGCCCGGTGGATGAAACGTATCTATCCATATATTTCAGGCGATCTTCTGTGTTGATGTCTAGGGCCGCGCTGCTGATTAGAAAAGACTGATCAATGTCCCAATAGCTGTTTAACCGGTTTGATTGGACAATGAAATCACAATCGATTAACAGTGTTTCTTGGTAAGGTGTTAGATACCATGCACTAGACCTATTTTGGTTTGTAAACAGTACATTATGGCAGGCCTGCATGTCTTGTAATTTTCTAGTGTTGTTGGGCTCGGGTCTTTCGTCAACAATAATTTGATCGAACACAGATTGTGCTGTTGGGTATATGTTGGAAGACTGCATCCACTCCGTTGTCGAATCGTCTGTTACTAGAGACACAGGAAGACCTAAATTTTTCTTAGCAAGAGATGCTGACACAATAGCAATGCGGGCATAGTCCACATCTCTATTGTTGTGTGCATACATCAACACACCTCTAGTCATTCAGTAGTTTCTCCACTGATCGTTTTTTACTGAATTCTTTGTATTCTTCGTAATACTCAAAACTAGTAGTAAAATATCGATCAAAAACTTCATCTTTGAATACTTCCACGTCTTTGATTAAAACCGGATTGTCGTTGCTGTCGAGAAGGACAACATTGTGTGTTCTCCCCATATCGATTAAAGTGTGAACAAAGTTTAAAAGAGTTTGATCTATTTTAAATAGGCCGCCATTATAACCAAATGTAAGACGTGCTTCGGCCTTTTCTTTAAGTAGGCGTTTTTGAGATGATAGTGTTTGACGATAATTTGCAAAGTCAAGGGCTTGCTGAAACTGCTCGTTCATAATTTCTCCAAATTAAAATTATAGTAGCAGTTTATTTAAGCATTGTCAACTACAATAGAGGTTAATTAGATACTCTTCCTAGCACGGTTCCGATATCTCTAAACGCAACATTATTTGCACCTTTAACAGACAGTCCTGCGAGGCCGCCGAATCCTCCTAGATACGAGTCTTGGTCGTATACTATAGAATCGGTGTTTTCTATTCCTCGCCCACCGTTAAGACCGTTTTCGCCCCAGTTGCCTCCTCGTCCGCCGCTTCCGCCTTGCGCCGTTAAGCCTCCTGAGCTAGAACTACTGCCAGACCCGCCTGCGCCTTCGCTAGTAAATGTTCCAGCGGCA